TCGATTGCGCTTCATCTCTAACACGAATACCTCTTTGTTTAAATCCAGCTGGCATATTTGAAAATGTACCAGCATCTAACAATTGTCTTAATGCATTCGTTGCAGTTCTTGATAATCCACCAATCATGTGGATTAAGCCAAAACCATAAAAACCTAGTCCCGGTAAAAATTTAAAATGTGTAAAATATTCAATTTTATTTTTTAAAGGATCTTCTGCTTTATAGTTTCTTCTAACAGATAAAACTTCTCTTGATGATGTATCAATTGTTACTATGTAAGGAAGTTTTATTCCTGTTGGATTTTGTTCTTCATCTTTATCTTCAAAACCTTCAAGGTCTATGTTTGTGTGAAATTCTAAAATTGTAAACAATTTTTCATCTCTAGTTTTTGTAACACCTTCTAGCTCTCTTTCTTTTTTTTCTACTTCTGTTTCTTGTGAATAACCTGGTGTAATTTCTACATCTCTATAGAAACCAGCTACTTGTTTTTTTCTTAAATCGTTTTCTGATATTTTTAAAACATGAACTATTGCTTCTGCATCCTCTAAAGATGTTGCAGTATATGGAACTATCAGATCATCTGCTGGTACAAATTTAGAAACGGCTCTGTCAAGAAGTTCATCATAATAAACTTTCTTGAATGCAGAGCCGCTAAGAGGGAGATAAAAAAGTAACTGATCGAACTCGGGTTCATACTCTTTCA